CTGTTTTGGCTACTGCTCTTGGTGAATCCGCTCCCTCAAGTAGCTACGACTTAAACTTAAACTCTTTCTTTTACTTAGAATTAGTCATTGTTTGCTTCAATGTCATCTTCTATCTTATTTCTATCTCTAAAACTTATATTAGCTTCTTGTGTTATCCATGATTTAATCTTATCTATGGCACGAAGGACATCAGTTACATTAGCATTGTGTGCAAATTGCAATCTAACTCCTTCAAAGTTACAAAGCTCTAAATCTGTATGTTTAAATAGAGAATCACCATCTTTATCAGGTGTCATAACATCATCTATTTCTGTATTCAAATGACAATCATACGAGATTCTCTGATGTATCCCTTTAGTTTTAGCTTTTTCTATTAATTGTTGTTTAGTTTCACAATTTTTACAAATAAATTTAGAATTATTAAAAGAATCTTTATTTACTTCTATTGTTTCTTTACTATTACAATTACTACAAATAACTTCTATTTGTGCTTTAAACTTCTTTCCAATTTCAATATTGGATGTTTTATCTATCTTTATAATGTCCTCCTTCCCCATTAATTTATCTAAATCATCTTGGACTGACCTTAAATCCTCAAAACTAACGTCTATTGCCTTAGCTCCTTTCAAATCTAACCCTCTAATATCAATATGGAAAAAATCAGGCATACAAGTAATAATTAGCCTATCTTTATAAACATCTACAACTTTACCTTTTGATTTTGAAAGACTATCATTTTTAATATTTTTCATAGTTTTATCCTCCTTAATTGATTTCACTCAAAATTAATAAGTATCCTAAAAACAACCAAAATAGATTATCTTTAATGATTTCTCTACCTAATGTCTTTTTTAACGTAATGATATACGCTATAAAACCTATTACTGCTACTGCTGACCTTATTAAAAAATCAATATTTGTCATTTTGTATATCTCCTGTACTAATTATTAATTGTTTTGTCTGAAGTTAGTTTCTTTGTGTTTGAAACCATCTTTTTGACTATTCTGCTTTCTATTTCATCTTTTGCTGGTACTAAACCTGTATCTTCTAATACATGACATATTTGGTGTGCTCTTTGTAGAGTGAAGCCAAAGTATTCACCTAATGCTTTATTACTTTTACCTTCTAATCTTAAATCTATAAACTTTTGTAATCCACCCTTGCTTTTATAGGTTTCGTTGAATAAATCAACATTTAATGTGTATGGACTATATTTACCTTTCATATTTGAAACACCTCCTAAACCTTTAACTATTGCTAACTCTAATTATTATTATAAATGATATAAAGTAAAAGTCAAGTGGTAGTTTAAAGAAGAAGCGGTAGTTGTTTGGGCTACCGCCTATTCTTCTAAAACTATGACTATGACTTATACCTGAAACTGAAGCTAATTAGCTCTTTACCTTATAGGTGGCTAATACTACCTAAATTTAGAAAGGAGGACTTTCTACCTAGTGTACACTGTGGTGTCCCTAGTAATTTAATTATAACACAATTATTTTAAAGTACAAATCAAGTAAGTTTAGTATCTTGATTATATTTGTTAAACCATTCATTCATAAAATCTTCTACTGATAATTTACCTTGATTCATTTCTTTAGCCAATACCTTCATTGGTTTACCAAAGAGCATTAAATCTTCTACTTTTTCTTGACTTGAATCTATTATTACTTTTTTCATAATAATTCCCTTATTAATTAGTGAATTAGAATAATCCTGCATTTTTAGTACAGTTATCCATAATATCTCCTGTAGTGAAATGAATAATATTAAAATCTGTGCCTTCTTTTTTCTTAAACCATTGGTCAACTATTGCTACCCAACCATCAGAGTCTAATTCATAACAGGCTTCAAAACTAGATAATGCTTCTTCTACCTCCCACCATTGTTTTAATTTTAATCTTGGATGTGTACTACCTGTTTTTTCTTCATACATTTCATCATAATAGTGAATAGTATCTCTTAAAGATTCGCTTAAATCTTTTCTATTGTCTGCATATTCTAGTAATGAATATGTTTTATCTTCATCTTTGTATTCTTGTTTCTTATAATCCTTATTAGATTTCTTAATATTTACAGCAGATTTCGAAGAAATCGGCAAATTATTATTATGTAAGTTATTAACATTTATCTTATTATCATTATCTCCAAGATGTCTTGGTTTCCGACTACAAGATGTCTTGGTGTCGGTAATAGGTAAATCATCATTATTAAGGATATTTACGATAAATCTTATCTTACCTCCATCTGCCTTAATTTTATAAGTAGCCTTTATGTAACCAAATTCTTGTAATTTATTTACTGCTGTTGATATTGTGTTTTCACTTACTTTAAACATTTCAGCCATGTGAGCATTAGAGAAGAAAAATTTATCACCTCTAAATGAATTGATAAAAGCATAAATCTTTATCTGAGTGGCATTTAATCTATTATCTTCATAAACTTCAAAAGGTATTACTAAAAATTTTAGATTTACCTTTATATTTTGTATTTCATCTGTCATAGTTTTTTCCTCCATTTTTTCAGTTAATGGTTTTCTCCATAACTGTAACTAATTAATAACAAAAAAACCTCCTTAGCGAGAGTGGCGAATCGTCAAATTCGTTTGGGTGCTACCACCCTCGCTAAAAAGGCTTATATTTTGACGATTTCTTTTAGTACCCATAATTATTATATTAACTTTCTTTTTCTAAATCAACTGGTTTTACTTCTCCTTTTGCTTCTACTGTTACTTTAACTTCTGATTCTAATCCATTTAATATTTCTTTAAACTCTTGGTGATACTTTTTTACGAGTATTGCCCTAGCTTTCGCATAATTCTTTCTATAGTCTGACATAATTTTACACCTCCTTATATCTTTATTAACTGTTATTAATTAATATTATAAAGGGTTATTAAAATAAAGTCAACTGTTATTTAATAATATTTGAATTCCCTCATTAATTAGTAAAAGTAGTTTCAATAATTATTATTGATTTACTTTTTAATAGGTAATGATGAAATAAAGTCTGATACCCATTTATATATGCGTTTAAAGGTTGTTAAACGTGTTTCTAGCGGTGTTTGTTGTGATTCAGGGATAACTTGTGGTTTTGAGATTATAGGAGCCTCTACGAGCCTTGTACGCCATTGTAGAGCATCTTTATATACAGTATCTAATTCAAGTATCATAGTTTCTATTTGGTCAGGATATAACAAATCTTTTTTACCTGTCATGTTAATAGCTTTTGACCATAATTTAGAGGCAATATTCTCATAACCTTCATATTCATTGATTGCTTTGAATAACTCTGCTTCTGTTGGTGCTGATTGAAGTCTAATAGCCATTTTTTCTACTAATTCTCTATATGGCTTCATTTCTGTCTGATAAGTAGTAAATTGCTCATCTAAAACGTGATATTTAGCAGCCCAATCAATTACTGGTATTGTTTCAGGTAATTTCCCTTCGTAAAATACAAATTTATATATTGCCTTTTCTGGTTTACCATATCTTGCTAAATCAGAAGTATCGCCATAATAAGGGTCATAAACAATATAACTACCATTTGACTTACTAATTAGTAAAATCCAATGTTGGTCTAATTTAGAAGTAGCAGGTATTGAATCTACTTGTGTAAGTACAGGGAAACCTTTTAATAATTGAGCATCTATCTCTGCAAACTGTTTAGCAGTTACAGCATTTGGAGTTTCAACGTACATTGTGGGAATAATGTCAGGATAAACAAGGCTAATACCTAAAGGTTGAGCTATTCCTTGTTTTCCAAAGAAAGAATAATCAGTGCTATTAGTAAAACCACCTTTTTCAACTAAATCTTTGTTTGTTTTAGAAGGATTAGTGTCTTTACCAAAAAATTTACAAATGGCAGCAATACAGGTAATTAAACAACCTGAAGTGCCTAGTGTAAGTTTTGAAGTGCCTAATTTATTGCTTTTCCATCTTTCATCTCTTTGAGAGAATAATTCTGGTAATGTAATCATAAATTACTTATCGGCTATCTTCTTTAACTGTTTTTGGATTCTTTTATCATCTTCGTGATGATTCCCACCATTTTTTATGGTATGCCAAACAGCTAATAATTTCATGTGTATATGTCTTCTAGGTGTTGATTTTCTTTTCTCTTTAGTTTCTACAGGCATATATTTTTCTGAAATTTTCCATAACCTAAACATAATTATTAAAGTAGTTAAAAATTGAATGAAATATAAAGAATAGATAGTTGTTTTATCAAATGCCTTACTAAAGAAACAAGTTTGATATTCATTGAATAAAAACATAGAATTTATCATGGCTGTAAGTAAAGCCCATGCTTGAAAATTCATTAAGGCTTTTCTTTTATTCCAAAATATAAAGACGATAAATGCCATTAAGGTGACTAAACCTGTAAAAACAATGCCTTCTACTGATTCTGGTACTATATTGTGATAAATCATATTTATTTTGTATCCTTATTTCTCTCTAATAACTTTTGAATTACTTGTAGAATGTAGGTTATGAAATACCCACCCAGAAATGCCCACAAGAAGTTATTGTCAAATAAGACAGCTCCTGTTACTGAAATTATAATTGCTCCTAATAAAGAGCCATCGTCCCACCATTTTCTCAAATCCATTTTAGAGTTATCACGAATGATAAGTCTAGTCAAACCTGCTAAAAAACCTGCACATATATAAAGGGCTACCAATTGTGGAGTATATGTCTTAACCAAGAATAATTGTGTTAAAAAACTTTCAATCATGGGTTAAGTCCTTTCTGCTACTGCTGTAACGTGTACTCCAACTAGGTTTGTAGCACTTGTAATATCTAATATTAAGAAATCTCCTGCTGTTAATGATGTTGCATCAAATGAAGTAGTTGTACTACCTGTAGAATCAATAGTCATACTTCCTTTAATTGTTGTTGCTCCACATTTAATCCTAATAACACCAGAGCCACTTTCACATTTGATTCTTAATCGTTTAATAGTTGCGTTTTCAGGTACGATTGTATTTGCTAATCCATTACCTGCTGCGGCTATTGAGCCTAGTTTTTCTAAGTAAATATAAGTTTGAAGGGCATCAAGTCTAACAGCGTTATATTGTGCTGCTGTACCATCTGCTCCATCTGTTGTTGCTGTTGAGTTTGCCATATTTTTTATCTCCTAAATAAATTATAACATTTAAACTACTGCTGATATTGAAACCACCCAATCAACAGTTAATGATTCTGTGTCTGTTTTCGCTTTATCTATTGCTGCTCTACAAAATAAAGTACCACTATCTGCTGTGCCTGTTGCAGCATCACCAAATAAACCTATTTCTTTTAATGCTCCAACTGCTTCTGATGTATTGAAATATGTCCTATATGTTACTGAGCCATTAACAGGCGACCTATCCGCTATTTGTTTTCTTTTAATTTCAGTCTGAAGTTTTGTATTAGCTGCTGCTGGTGCATTTGTACCAGTACCAACCGCACAATAAGTAATAGCTCCTTTTGTATTAGCTGGAATGTCTGTACCTGCTAAACGAGAAATTATTGAATAAAGTCCTGTATTTACAAATAGATTATGATTTTCAACAATAGTAATCTTTCCAGTAACTTCATCTTTAAAAGTTAACCTTACTTTACCCTCTATTTTTAAATTAGTGTTTAATTTCATAGTTATTTATATTCTATCATTTTTAACTCCATTCCATTAATCCCCACTTGAAAGCTCCCCATTTATAAGGAGGAGTTACACTAGTTAACGTTATATTATTATCTGCGTCATCATCAATAGTGATTGCTTCAGGTACTATTTCAAATAATTCGTCAACTGTTTCATTATTATCAATATCGAGAGCGTTTTTGTCTTGCTCTAGTAAGTGGATAAGAAAATTAACGATACCAACTTTTTTAGAAGATACAATGCTTACTGTATATTGAAATTCTCCACCACCTATTGATTTTGCTATTACTCTTTGAATTAAATAATCATCATCAATATCCATGTCTGTAATCTCGATATGCATATATTGACCACCTTTAAATCCATTAGTTAAAGTAGTGAATTTACCATCAACCATTGTATGAGCATAATCAGCTAATTCAGCAGCAGCTCTATCCCTAGCTTGTTGTAAATCAAGGATATTTGAATCGAAGACCGCATATTCATATGGTCCTATTGCTTCTATACTAGTTGTATCTGAAACCACAACTAATACAGGGATATAATATTTATAAGTTAATTTAAAAATAGTCCCAGCAGTAGGAGTTGCTGTTTCTGAGCCACATTCGAAGTATTTATCTTTAATATTCATTAAATAATCCCACATATCTGCTTTATCTGTGTTTTTAATACCAAGAGATTTCTCTACAAAACCACCACCAGTATTAACTTCTAGTTTCCAAGCATATTCGACAGCTTCATCAGGTACTAAAAAAACAACCTGCTCTCCATCAGCAACCATTGATATAACTGTATCTTCTGATTCATATTTTCCACCCCTAACATAAACACGATTTTTAATGTTTGAATTATCTTTACTTATCTCTAAGTCTTTGTAATCACTACTAGTATCGTCAATATTAAAAGGAGCGATAGTTGTGGTGGTTGTGAAGTAATGAATATCTTTTTCATAATCTAAATACCAACTTCTACCTGTAAGTGAGCATATTTGTGATAAGCATTGAGCTACAGGCATATAAGAGAATGATATTTGACTGATTGTTACTCCTTCAATTACATTATTAGTAGTAATACCTGTGTTTTGACAATAATGAGAAACAATATCTTCAATAATATCTTTGTCAGTCATATTTTCATAACCTTCTACAACTAATTTTCGACTTAAACTTCTTGTATAGTCCTGACAATCAATACTGTAGTATGTTTTACTACCTTTTCTACTGAAAGATATTTTGCTAATAGTACCTGCAAATAATATTATTCCATCACGAGTTACAATAACTTCTTCTTCTACTTCAGGGATAGTCCCTACATCGTGATTAAAAAAATCAAAACCAAGAGTAGAAGGTGCTTCTCCCTCTTCATCAGCTAAAGTAACGCTTCTGTTATAAACACAAGCAGTCCTATCAACTCCATTAATAGTAATTGAATAACTACTAGCCATTAGACGTACCCCCTTCCTACTTTGGACAATCTATCAATTATTTTATTACCAATTATTTCAGCATATTCTTCTGCTACATCAGGAGAGCTAATATTTGCTCCTGCCATATCGACAACGATTTGATTACCACCATTTGTACCTGAAGCCACTAAAGAGCCATTAGCAGGGATAACGTATTCGCCTCCATGCAATATTGCTGGTACTGCTTGTCCTCGTGGACCTGGTACTGGACCACCTGTAGCAAAACCTAATACGCCACTAACCCAATTCATTGCTCTATCCCAATAACTTCTAGCATCATTTACCATTTGCTCACCTTTAGTTTTAACCCATGAGGCTTTATCTTCTAGCCATTTAACTGGATTATCTCTAAGCCAATTAACTGAATTTACAACCCAATCTTTAACTGAATTATGTGCACTTTTGATTCCATCCCAAATGCTTTGCCAAAAACCTTTACCAGCCTTATCTCCACCTTCTTTTAAGTTATCTTCAACCATATCAGTTAAATCAGTTGTGGCATCATCAACTAGTCCTATTCCACCTCCAATACCATCAGCTAGTCCAACATCTCCCTGATAACCTGCCTCTTTTGCTTTTTCATAGGCTTTTTGGATTTCTTTCTCTTTTTGTTTTTCCATTTCAGCCATTTCATCAGCGTGTTGTTGTTGAAGTCGAGTAATATCGTCTTGACGAATTTTATCTTTAG